GTGAACAATCTGTTCAAAAATATAAAGATGAATTATCTATAAATGGTGATTTATCTTATTTAAATTTAGACTGGAAACCAGTACCTATTATACCTAAATTTGTAGATATAGTAGTAAATGGTATAGCAGAAAAAAACTACGATTTAAAAGCATATGCTCAAGATCCTATTGCTTTACAAAACAGAACCAACTACGCTTTTAAATTGCTGTCAGATATGCAAAATCAAGAATTCATAACCACAGCTCAACAAGAGTTAGGTATGGATTTTTCTCAAAGTAACGAAAAAAATAATTTACCTTCTAATATAAAAGAGTTAGAGGTTTATATGCAATTAGACTATAAACAAGCTGTAGAAATAGCGCAAGAAGAAGCTATAAATAATACACTTGCTTTTAATAAATATCATTTAGTTCAAAAAAGAATAGTAGAAGACATAGTAACTATAGGTATAGGAGCTGTTAAAACATCTTTTAATAAATCTGAAGGCGTAGTTGTAGATTATGTAGATCCAGCTAATTTAGTTTATTCATATACTAATGATCCAAACTTTGAGGATATATATTATGTTGGTGAAATAAAATCTTTAACATTAGCTGAAATTAAAAAACAATTTCCGTATTTAACTAAAGATGAATTAGAAAAATTAGCTAAATATCCAGGTCGCCAAGGTTATGTTGCTCAACCTAATTATGATAATGATTTAATACAGGTTTTATACTTTGAGTACAAAACATTTATAGATCAAGTTTTTAAAATAAAAAAGACTGATCAAGGCTTAGAAAAAGCTTTAGTAAAATCAGATACATTTAATCCACCAACTAGTGATAATTTTGATAGAGTTTCAAGATCTATTGAAGTTTTATTTACAGGAGCTAAGGTTATGGGTGTTCCACAAATGTTAGAGTGGAAGCTTGCAGAAAATATGACAAGACCTAAAAGTGATTTAACTAAAGTCAAAATGAACTACGCTATATGCGCTCCACATATGTATCAAGGTCGTGTTGAATCATTAGTAAGTCGTATAACAGGTTTTGCCGATATGATACAATTAACATCGTTAAAATTACAACAAGTTATTGCTAGAATGGTTCCAGATGGTGTGTTTGTAGATGTTGATGGTTTAGCTGAAGTTGATTTAGGTAACGGTACTAATTATAATCCACAGGAAGCATTAAATATGTATTTTCAAACTGGTAGTATAGTTGGTAGATCTTTAACGCAGGATGGTGATCCTAATAGAGGTAAGGTTCCTATACAAGAATTACAATCATCTAGTGCTAATGGTAAAATAGCTTCACTTGTAAACACATATCAGTATTATTTACAAATGATTAGAGATGTAACAGGTTTAAACGAAGCAAGAGACGGTAGTTTACCGTCAAAAGACTCTTTAGTTGGTTTACAAAAACTAGCCGCTAATGCGTCAAACATAGCAACTAAACATATATTAAATAGTAGTTTATATTTGACTCTTAGAGTATGTGAAAATATTTCTTTAAAATTAGCGGATATGATTGAGTTTGATTTAACAGATCAAGCTTTAAAAAACTCTATAAATCAATTTAATGTTGCAACTTTAGATGAAGTTAAAACACTATCGCTACATGATTTTGGTATTTATTTAGAGTTAGAACCTGATGAAGAAGAAAAAGCTCAATTAGAGCAAAATATACAAGTTGCTTTACAATCTGGTCAAATATATTTAGAAGATGCTATAGATATAAGAGATATTAAAAACTTAAAATTAGCAAATCAAGTTTTAAAATTTAGAAGAATTAAAAAACAAGAAGCTGATCAAGCGGCTCAACAAGCACAAATACAAGCGCAAGCACAAGCTAACATGCAGCAATCTGAGCAAGCTGCTATGAATGAAGTTCAAAAACAAGAGGCATTAGCTCAAACAGAAATACAAATAGAGCAAGCTAAATCTCAATTTGAAATACAAAGAATGGAGCAAGAAGCATTAATTAAAAAACAATTAATGGCTGAAGAATTTAATTATCAATTACAATTAGCTCAAGCTAAAATAAAAACTGATAGAGAAAAAGAACAATTTATAGAAGATCGTAAAGATAAAAGAACTAAAATACAAGCAACGCAACAATCTAAAATGATTGAGCAACGTCAAAATGACTTGTTACCTACAGATTTTGAATCAGCAGGTATGGATAATTTAGGCGGATTTGGTTTAGAGCAATTTGAACCGCAATAAACTATTTATTAATTTTTATTATATTATATTATGTCTGAAAAAGTAAAAGAAGAGGGTACGTTTAAAATTAAACGTAAACCTAAAAAATTAACACAAAAAGATGAACCTATTAAATTAGATTTGTCTAAACCTAAAACAGAAGAAACAGATGCCATTCAAGTCGGAGAAACAAAGAAGGTGGATGTGGGCGAACAAACCAGAGTTAGCTCTGGAGTGGACAAACAAGTACCAGAGCCCAAAGAAATTCCTGAAAATAAAGAAGAAGAGCAAGTAATACAAGAAATTGTGGAAGAAGAAAAACCTATTGAACAAAAGGTTGAAGAAGAAATACAGGAAATAGGTGAAAAAATTGAAGAAAGAGTTATTGCTCCAACACCTGAAGAGGCAAGAGAAATAGCTAAACTACCAGAAAACATCGAAAAAGTTGTAGACTTTATGAAGGAAACTGGTGGAACATTAGAAGATTATGTTAGATTAAATGCTGACTATTCTAATGTAGATAATGATACTTTATTAAGAGAGTATTATAAACAAGAAAAATCACACTTAAATTCAGAAGAAATTAACTTTATGATGGAAGATAATTTTTCTTTTGATGAAGAAGTAGACGAGGAGCGAGAGATCCGAAAGAAAAAACTCGCATATAAAGAAGAGGTTGCAAAAGCCCGCAAGCATTTAGAAGGTTTAAAAAGTAAATATTACGAGGAGATCAAGTTGAGACCCGGCGTTACTCAAGACCAACAAAAAGCTATGGACTTTTTTAATCGATATAACCAAGAGCAGGAAACTGCTCAAGAGCAACACGAAAGATTTAAATCTAATACTAAAGATTATTTTTCTAAAGAATTCAAAGGTTTTGATTTCAACGTAGGGGAAAAGAAATTTAGATATGGTGTTAAAAATCCAGACGCGGTTGCAGAAAAACAATCTAATATTACTAATGTAATTAAGAAGTTCTTAAATGATAAAGGTGATGTAACAGATGTTAAAGGTTATCATAAAGCTATGTATGCTGCTGAAAATGTAGATACTATTGCGCAACATTTTTATGAGCAAGGTAAAGCTGATGCTATAAGAGATGTTGCTGCAAAATCTAAAAACGTACAAACTGAAGTAAGAGAAAGTCCTGCTGGAGATGTATTTGTTAATGGATTAAAAGTAAAAGCGGTCAGTGGTTTAGATAGTTCAAAATTGAAAATTAAAACACGAAAATTTAACTAAAAAACTCAATTACAAATGGCTACATTAAATCCGGCGTTCGGAAGTTTAGTACCTTCTCAAGCGCCACAAACATTAGCTAGTAACTACCTGGCATTTAACGGTGGAGCAAATGACTTTGCTCAACAATATTTACCAGAAGTATACGAAGCTGAAGTAGAAAGATACGGAAACAGAACTTTAAATGGTTTCCTAAGAATGGTTGGCGCTGAAATGCCAATGACATCTGATCAGGTTATCTGGTCTGAACAAAATAGATTACATATTGCATATACAGGTTGTCAGTTAACTGCAAACGGAGCTGCTACTATTACTATTCCTGCTAACGCTGGTACAATTCAAAATGCAATTTTCCCTAACGATACTATCGTAGTAATGAACCCAGCTACTGGAGTTACTATTAAAGGTATTGTAGGTGCAACAGCTGCAGGTCAAATCACTTGTTATCCTTTATCTCAAACTAACTGGAATGCTTTAGGATTAGTTGCAAACTTAAAAATATTTGTTTACGGTTCGATCTTTGCAAAAGGAACGACTTCAGGAAGCAAATCAATTGAACCACAATTTACTCAGTATTCTAACCAACCGATTATCATAAAAGACAGATATGAAATCAATGGTTCTGACACTGCACAAATTGGATGGGTAGAAGTTGCTACAGAAGATGGTACATCAGGATACTTATGGTATTTAAAATCTGAGTCTGAAACAAGATTAAGATTTGATGACTATTTAGAAATGGCAATGGTTGAATCAGAATTAGCTGCAGGTGCTGCTGGTATTAACTTTGCTGCTAGCTCAGCTAACGTACCAGGATTTACTGCTGCTGGTGGTGCTGCTGTTGCTCATGGTTCTGAAGGTTTATTTGCTGCTATCACAGCAAGAGGTAACGTTATGACTGGATTCTCTGGTGGTACTGGTATCTCTGACTTTGATCAAGTGCTTAAAAATCTTGATACTCAAGGAGCTATTGAAGAAAACATGCTTTTCTTAAACAGATCTATGGATTTAGATTTTGATGATATGCTAGGACAAATCTCTGGTGGTTTTGCTGGAGGAGTTGCTTATGGTTTATTTGAAAACTCTGAGGATATGGCTCTTAACTTAGGATTCTCTGGATTTAGAAGAGGTTCTTATGACTTTTACAAAACTAGCTGGAAATACTTAAATGACGCTTCTACAAGAGGTGCTGTTGCAGTTAGCAATATCGAAGGTGTATTAATTCCTGCGGGAACTTCTACAGTGTATGACCAAATTTTAGGTACAAACATTAGAAGACCATTCTTACACGTAAGATATAGATCATCACAAGGAGATGACAGAAGATACAAAAACTGGATCACTGGATCTGTTGGAGGTGTTTACACTTCTGAATTAGATGCAATGCAAGTTAACTGGTTATCTGAAAGATGTCTTGTGACTCAAGCTGCGAATAACTTCGTATTATTCCAAAGCTAATATTGCTTTAAAGTTTATCTCCGTCTTCGGGCGGAGATATTCTTTATTTTATTAATTTTTTTTATTATATTATATTATGTCAAAACAAAAAAACACAGTCCCTTCTTGGGAAATAAAAGATAGAACATATTATCTTTTACAGGACTTAAGTCCTTTAACATATACTTTAGGAGCTAGAAATTCACGTAGATACCCTTTAATGTGGTTTGATGAATCAACTGGAACGCAAAGAGAAATAAGATATGCAACCAATCAAAACTCACCATTTGTTGATGAACAAAAAGGAGAGGTTATATTAGGTCATATTATTTTTGAAGAAGGAGCTTTAGTTGTTCCTAAAGAAAAACAAAATTTACAAAAATTACTTTCATTATATCACCCTAAAAAAGGTATTATTTATAATGAATTAGAGCCAATGAAAGTAGCTCAAAATGAACTAGATGATATTAATTTTGAAATAGACGCTTTAAATTTAGCTAAAGATATTGATGTTGATCATGCTGAAGCTATTTTAAGAGTTGAAAAAGGATCGTCTGTTTCTCAAATGAGTTCTAAAGAAATAAAAAGAGATTTACTTTTAATGGCTAAGAAAAACCCTCAAGCGTTTTTAGCTATTGCAAATGATGAAAACGTGGGGCTTAGAAATACAGCTATTAAAGCTGTGGAACTAGGAATAATTAAACTATCACAAGACCAACGAACATTTCATTGGGGCTCTAATGATAGAAAATTAATGACTGTTCCATTTGATGAAAATCCATATTCAGCTATGGCTGCTTTCTTTAAAACTGATGAAGGTGTAGAAATCTTCAAAACAATAGAGAAAAAGTTATAATAATATGTAACTATAATATAGTGAAGGGTCACTTCGGTGGCCCAAATCACTATTAAATAAAAAATTAAAATGGCAATAAACGTAAATACTGTATATCAAACCGTTTTATTAATACTAAACAAAGAACAGAGAGGTTATATGACACCTGTTGAGTTTAATAAAATAGGTACTCAAGTTCAATTAGAAATATTTGAAAGATATTTTGAGGATCTTAATCAGCAAATACGTATTCCACAAACAGATACAGATTACGCAGATAGAGTCGTAAATCTTGATGAAAAAATCTCTATATTTAAAACTATTGGCAACACTACTTATGCTAATGGTGCTTTTAGCTTACCTGCAGAATCAGGATCTTCACAAGCTACTTTTACGACTGTAACTATATTAAATCAACAAGCGTATACAATATCAACTATTACAGCTAATCAACTAGCTAGCGGAACTACAATTGTTTATTTAGATGGAATTGCTAGCACAGCTTATAGCATAAATGGAACTACATTAACTTTAAATTCTGCACCAGCGGCTGGTATAGATATTTTTGTAGTCACAACACAAGATGATTTTTATAGACTAGGAACAGTTATTTATAGCGCTGGAGCTTTACCAACCCAAGAGCTTGAAAGAGTTGATAGAGGAGATTTATATCATTTATTAAGTTCTAAATTAACAGCGCCAACAACTACTTATCCTGTATATGTTTACGAAAGACAAAAACTTTTTGTATATCCTCAAACAATTCAATCAGGTATTAAAGCTACTTATATACGAAAACCTATGGATCCAGTTTGGAATTTTACTCTTTCTGGAAATGCTTATGTTTATAATCCAGATACATCTATAAATTTTGAACTTCATGATGCTGAACAAACTGAAATAGTTTTAAAAATTTTATTATATGCTGGAGTAGTGGTAAAAGATCCTACAATAATACAAGTTGCAGCTCAACAAGTAGCACAAGAACAACAAAATCAAAAAAGCTAAACTATGCCTATACCTAATGGTGGTTTAATAACCGAAACTAATAGACAATACTACGCTGGAGCTCAGCAGTTTTATATAACTTCAGCAGGAGTAGGTCAAACTTTTACATCAACTTTTGATACAAATTTAGTTTTTGATAATTCAGATCCAGCTTCAAATGGTTATAATTTAAACAATTTTAAAATTTTTACAAGTCCAGATGCAAATGTTTGGGCTGAATTAACACCAACTTCACCAACAGCATCGACAACAGGAACTACTGATAATAATGCTTATGGACCTGGAGCAGCTGTAACTGTAACTATAACAGCAAATAACACTAATGTTTTAGCTGGTATGAGCTTAGTTGATGTTTCTACTGGAACTGTTTATGGTACTGTAACATCTATAACGGGACCAACTCAATTTGTGTGTAACTTAACAGTTCAAATACCTGTATCAACTAATTTAAGATTTCAATTTTCTAGCCCTTGGGCTATGCTGTCTCCAAATATAATAACAGTTAATGCTAGTTTAAGTATTGGTACGTATTTAAAAATACAATTAAATGAAAATACTTTAGGTGAAAGCTTAGGTAACTATTCTTACACGAGACTTAACGATGTTATAGATAATTTTCTTATAGCATATGTAGGCGCTGGTAAACTTATACCTAGCGTTAAAAGAACTGATGTTATATTTCACGCAAGACGTGGTTTACAAGAATTTAGTTATGATACATTAAAAAGTATTAAATCTGCAGAATTAGGCATACCTGTTAGCTTAAGCTTACAAATACCTCAAGATTATGTTAACTATGTAAGATTAGCTTGGGTTGACAAACAAGGTGTTTTACACACTATTCAACCAGCTGAAAAACTAACTTCAAGACCTTATTATACACCAGCTCAAGATGACGCGGGTATACCAACTCAAGATAGCAATAGTAATAATTTAGAGGTTACTTCTAAAGTAAACGCTGCGTGGGATGCTAATGATCCGAGAGATATAAGCGGTGCTTACACAGAACAATATAGTGAAGCTAATATATATTGGCAAGGATATTACAATGGTGCTTTAGGCCAAAGATATGGTTTACAACCTCAAACAAGTCAAAAAAATGGTTGGTTTGAAATAGATGAAAGAAAAGGTACGTTTAATTTTACTAGTGAACTAGCTAATAAAGTTATAGTACTTGAATATATATCTGATGGTAATTCTTATGATTTAGATTTAAGAATACCTAAATTAGCTGAAGAAGCTTTGTATGCTCATATTATACATGCAATATTATCTACGTCTGCTAATGTACAAGAGTATGTTGTTAGAAGATTTAAACAAGAGAGAAGTGCTAAATTAAGAAACGCTAAAATAAGATTATCTAACCTTAAGCTTGATCAAATGATTCAAACTATGAGAGGTAAATCTAAATGGCTTAAATATTAAACATGGCTGAAATTAAAAATAGTTTTCTAAGATCCAAGATGAATAAAGACTTGGATGATAGATTAATACCTAATGGTGAATATAGAGATGCGCAGAATATATCTGTAGGTAAATCTGAAGCTGATGATATAGGTGCTTTAGAAACTGTTTTAGGTAACGATTTAATAGATATAACTTCTCTTAACGACAATACGTTAAAAGTTATAGGTCAATATACTAATGAACTTAATAATACTATTATTGTATTTTTAACTGATTACACAGATCCTTATACTAATGGTAATCCAACTTATGCATCTTCTACGGCTAAATGTTATGTTTATGAATTATACGTAGGACCTACATCTGCTCAAAACACGTGGACGCTTTTAATCTCTGGATCATTTTTAAATTTTTCATCAAATGACTTTATAACAGGTGTTAGTGTAATAGAAGATTTATTATTTTTCACTGATAATAGAAATCAACCTAGAAAAATAAATATACAAACAGCTAAAAATAATCCTGGTTACTATAAAGAAGAAAGTAATATTTCTGTTGCTAAATACAATCCTTACGAGCCTATAGATCTTTTAAACAAAGTTACAACTACAACTACAACTACAGGTGCTTCTACAACTATTACAGTAGCAGACGCTACAGGTATATACCAAGGAATGACTGTTGTTCAATATGGTAACGCTGCTTTAGAAGCTAAAGATTATATATATGTAACAAATGTTACTGGAACTACAATTACTATTAATAAATCAGTTAATATATTAGCTGGAGATGTTACTTTTTTAGCAACAACTATGACTGGTGTAGATATTACAGATAATTTTAATAATGGTAGTGCTAGTACATGGCCTGGAGATCCAGATTATTTAGAAGATAAATTTGTTAGATTTAGTTATAGGTTTAAATTTGACGATGGTGAATATTCTATAATGGCACCGTTTACTCAGCCAGCTTTTATACCTAAACAAAAAGGTTATTTTTTAGGAAGCGGTGAAAGTAGTGTAGGTGCTGCAGATCAAACGCCTTTAGATGAAGACAATGCTTTTAGAAGCACTATACTTCAATTTATGGAAAACGGTGTTCAAGACGTAGGTTTATTAATACCTTTTCCAGACACAATAAACAATGTTAACACAAGTGTTAATGCTAATTATAAAATTAAAGAAATTGATATTTTATATAAAGAATCTGATGGATTAAGTGTTAAAGTTTTAGACACTATAGATCAAACAGACTCTAGTTGGTCTGGTACTTCATCTACTTTTTATTATGATTATCAATCAAGAAAACCATTTAGAACATTACCACAAGATCAAACAACAAGAGTTTATGATAAAGTTCCTGTAAAAGCTTTTGCGCAAGAAACAGCGGGTAATAGAGTTATATATGGTAACTTTAAAGATAAATACACACCACCTTTACATTTAACATATAGAGTAGCCGCAGGCCCAAAAAGTACAGTTAAAAACTACGATTCATGGGTTGAATATCCAAATCATTCTGTTAAACAAAATAGAAATTATCAAGTTGGTTTTGTTTTAGCAGATAAATATGGTAGACAATCAGATGTAATACTTTCAAACGTTTTACCTAGCAATACTACTGTTGGCGCAAATACTTACGGTGGTGATACGGTTTTTAATCCTTTTTATACAGCAACAGACGCAACTAATTATCCTGTTAGAGATTGGTTTGGTGATTCGTTAAAAGTTCAAATAGATAATATAATAGAATCTGGTGGTAGTAATAGTTTACCTAAAGAGTCAGGTCCTCAAAAAGGTGAACCTGGCTTATACGCTATACCAAGAGGTAGTGGTTTTGATGTTAACGGTGGAAGTCCTAGTGTAACAGGTTCTACGTATGTTTTTAACCCTACGTCAGCAACTAACATACCTCAAGTAAATGATTATCTTAGAGGTGAGTATAAAGATTTTGTTAAGGTAAGTTCTGTAACTGGCACGGGACCTTATACAGTTGCTTGTGATGGTGCAATAAATCAAGAAATATATAACGCTAGTGGTAATGCTGGAGCAGATGTTAAGTTTGCTTATAGTATAAATCCTATAGGATGGTATTCGTATAAAATTGTAGTAAAACAACAAGAGCAAGATTATTATAACTGTTATTTACCTGGTTTTTTAAATGGTTATCCCGAGTTTCAATCAGGCTCGAACCCTTTTCCACCTGATGAAGATAATAAAACGGCACATACGGTTTTAATAAATGACAACATAAATAAAATACCTAGAGATTTGTCTGAAGTTGGACCTCAGCAAAAACAATTTAGAAGTTCAGTTCAACTATTTGGTAGAGTTGAAAACACTTTAATAGTTAGTTCTCCACCTACAGCTGATGATCCTAAAAATAATAGACAGTTTTTTCCAGGCGTAAATACTGATACAGCTATTACTATAGGTGCGGCTACTGATTTAAACATGAGCTACTCTGATTTAAAAGAACCTCAAGGTCATAATAACTTTTATCAATTAGATACAAATCCTCTTATAGCTAGAATTAGTACATCTCAACCTATTGGTGTAACACATACTAATAATGATAATACAAACATGTATTATAATTTATCTATTTATGAAACCGAGCCTCAGGATTCTTTATTAGATATATTTTGGGAAACTGGAACTGTAGGTTTAATATCAGATTTAAACGCAGATGTTTTAACTGGCTACGATGGCCCAAGTAATTTTACGGCTACTAACTTTCAATTATTAGAAAGTGATGCTTCTGGTCACCCAATAACAGATTGGTTTTATCCTATATCAAGTGAAGGAAATCAATTTGATGCGGCTTATCCTACAACAGCTACAGGTCAGTATAGTATAATTAGAGACAATGAAACAGGCTCTATGTTGTATGGTGGAAGTGGAAAATTTTGGTTAGAGCAAGATAACAATCCATTAAATATAAATACTTATTTAGCTTATAGAATAGTAACAAATAGCGATTTTTTATTTATAGACAACAGTAATACATTAGATGTTTATGAGTTTAATATAACTGTAACTGTGGACCAAAGCTCTACTTTAGCTCCTGGTGAATCTAAAACTATAACAATAAACGGTAGTTTAGAAAATCAAACCCCTTCTTTTGTTAACAATCCCTTACCTAGTATAGTGGCCACTGTTGATCAAGAAATACTACCCAATCAAGATACTAGCGCTG